ATCCGCGCGGTCAGGGCGAGGACATCGTCGCCACCGACGACCACCTCTCCCTCACCATCGACAGTGGCTGGGCCGTGCTCGCCGACGAGGCAGGGCCCTGCATCGCCGTACCCGCGCACAGCGGAGCCACCATCACCCGCATCGACCCACAGGACCAGCAGCCCGAGGAGTGATCCACGTGGCCAGCAAGGGGCGACGATCCAGCAGGGGCAACGCCGAGACACTGCGCAGGTACTGGTCCACAGGGCCAGGCGCAGCCAAGATCCGATGGGGCACACCCGGTGACTGGAAGCGCTGCACACGACAGCTCTCCAAGTACATGGGAGCAAGGGCGAAGGGCTACTGCCAGCGTCTGCACAAGCGCAACACAGGCGTGTACACGGGCAGCAGGCTCAACCCAGGTAGGCGCAGGGGCAGGCGGTAGGCCGCGGGTGCACGGCACCCAGTAGGCAGGCACAGGCAGGCGTGAGGCCATGCATGTGAGGCATGTGATCGCGTGTCGAGCATGAGCAAGCGTTCGAGTTGATGTTCGTCGACGTGATCGAAGTCGGTGAGCTGTGAGCGGCTGGTCGGGCTGGGCTCGATGGTCGAGGGTGATCGTCGCGGGCCGTGGATGACCAGTCTGAGTGATCACGAACGATGATCCGTGATCTTCGAGAAGATCGTCCGGCTCAAGATCACCTGGGGGGATGATCTTCCCCCCATGATCACAGCCATCGGGGCCGTATAGCACCTGACATCCCGCCCGGGTTTCCAAGGGCGGCCGGCCGCCCTGGAGGCGCGCCGAAACAAGATCACGACCCGCGTCCTGGAGACGGGGTCTTCCGCGCCGAGGCCCAGGAGGTCGTCATGGGTGCACGTGGACCTATTGGCAAGCGCTCCGAGGAGCGCATGGGCCATCGGTCGAAGGACGAGAAGGAGTCCGTCACCAAGGCACCGTCAGGTGCGCCGGTGGATCTGCCGGATCTTCCGGAGCCGGACGAGTTGTGGCATCCGATCGCGCGGGACTGGTACCTGTCGCTGCGGGAGTCGGGGCAGGCCGCGTTCTATCAGCCGTCGGACTGGGCGATGGCCCGGTATGCCGCGGAGTTGATGTCGCGGGGGCTGTCGTCGGACCGACCGCCGAACGGGCAGTTCGTGTCGGCGCTGGACAGCGTGATGGCTCGGCTGCTGACGACGGAGGGAGACCGTCGGCGGGCTCGGATCGAGCTGGAGCGGAAGCCTGTGCAGCAGCAGGCTCCGGCGGGTGTGACAGCGATCGCCGACTACCGTGCCTCCCTCGGTGGCTGATGGGCGGGTCCCCGAGGTCGTCACTCCGTTCACGATCGGGCCGACGTGGAAGCGTGGTCCGGACGGCCGGTTCCTCCTTCCCGAGTTCACGCTGGGCTGGCACTGTCTGGCGTGGACGGCGACGTACCTGCAGCACCATGTCGGGGCGCCGTGGCGGTACACGGCGGAGCAGGCGCGTTTGACGCTGTGGTGGTACGCCATGGACCCGGTGACGAACCGGTTCCTGTGGCGGGACGGGGTTCTCCAGCGGCTGAAGGGCTGGGGCAAGGACCCGGTGAAGGCGACGTGGGCGGGGTTCGAGTTCGTCGGCCCGTGCCGGCCATCGGGGCAGGTGGCTGACGAGGGCAACGAGTGGGGGATCCCGCCGGGGCAGCCGATCGGGATGCAGCATCCGGCGGCGTGGGTGCAGATCGCCGCGGTGTCGCAGGACCAGACGCGGAACACGATGACGCTGTTCCCGAGCCTGTTCACCAAACGGGCGCTGGAGGAGTACCGGATCGACCTCGGCAAGGAGATCATCTACGCCGACAAGGGGCGGGCTCGGATCGAGGCGGTGACGAGTTCGCCGCGGGCGCTGGAGGGCGGTCGGCCGACGTTCACGTCGATGGGCGAGACGCACCACTGGGTGGAGTCCAACGGCGGGCACGAGATGGCGGCGGTCATCGAGCGGAACGCGACGAAGTCGGCGGATGGCCAGGCGCGGACGTTGGCGGACACGAACGCCTACGAGCCTGGCGAGGACTCGGTGGCGGAGCGGACGCGGGAGGCGTTCGAGTCGTCGCAGTCGGGACGTGCTCTGGATACCGGCCTGTTCTATGACTCGTTGGAGGCGCCGGCTGAGGCGTTGCTGACGGAGGAGTGGATTGTCCCGACGTTGAAGGCGGTGCGGGGGGATTCGACGTGGCTGGACATTGACCGGTTGAAGGCGTCGATCCTCGACACCCGGAACCCGCCTTCCAGGTCGCGGCGGTTCTGGTTCAACCAGATCGTCGCTGCGGAGGATGCATTCCTGGCTCGGTACGAGTGGGACGCGAATCCGCACGAGGAGCTGAACCTGGCACCGCGGGACGAGCTGGCCCTGTTTTTTGACGGCTCCAAGTCGGATGACGCGACGGGCCTCGTTGGGTGCCGCTTGTCGGATGGGTTCGTGAAGACGTTCGGCGTGTGGCAGAAGCCTCCGAACTGGCCGGACGACACGCCGTGGCGTGTGCCGCGCGAGCAGGTCGACGGCGTGGTGGACCGCGTTTTTGCCGAATTCAGGCCGGTGGCGTTCTTCGCCGATCCGGGTTCGGGCTTCGATGAGGCGGACGGCGAGCGGTACTGGGATGGCTACATCGACGCGTGGGCGCAGCGCTATGGCCGTCGCCTGAAGTTGAAGGCGGTGTCGGGTGGTGCGAACCGGCATGCGGTGATGTGGGACATGCGTGACCGGCGTCGCCAGCAGACGTTCACGGAGGCTGTGGACCGCTTCTACCGGGATGTGCTGGAGCGGCAGGTGCCGCATGACGGGCACAGGGTGCTGCGGCAGCACATCGCGAACGCTCGGCGGCGGACGAACCAGTGGGGCTACTCGATCGGTAAGGAGCATCGCGAGTCGGCGCGGAAAGTCGACTTGGCAGTGTGTGCGATCGGCGCGCGGATGCTGCGGCGAATGGTGCTGAACAGCGAGCAGTTCGGGAAACGGAAGGGCGCGCCCGGTAAGGGGCGGGTCGTCGTGTTGAGGTGAAGGGCGGTGACCTGTGGCCGCCACGATCCCTGAGCTGCCTTTGCTGTCGTTGTCGCCGGATGAGCAAGACCTGATCACGGCGCTGCGCACGGATCTGATGCAGCACCGTTTTCGGCTGGAGCTGCTCGACAGCTACTTCAACGGTGAGCAGCTCGTCCGGGATCTCGGGATCTCGATTCCGCCGCAGCTTCAGGGTCTGCACACGGTCATCGGCTGGCCGCGGATCGGTGTGGAGGCGTTGGAGCAGCGGCTGGAGTTGGAGGCGTTCCGGTGGGCTGATGGCGCGGATGCGGAGGATCTGCGGGAGGTCGCCGAGGCGAACGATCTGTTTGACGAGTCGTCGCTCGCGCATCTGGACGCGCTGACCTACGGCCGGGAGTACATCGCGGTCGGCTCGGGTGACTGTGGTACGGACGACTGCCCGCCGCTGATCACGGCGGAGTCGCCGCTGGATATGACGTTGTTCTGGGATGCGCGGGCCCGGGTGGCGACGGCGGCGTTGAGGGAGTCGCAGGAGGGCTCGTATTTCGGGCTGGCGCCGGATGACCGGCTGGTGACGTTGTATCTGCCGGATCAGACGCTTCACGCTGTCGAGGAGGACGGCGGTTGGGTCGTGATCGATCGGGACCTGCACAACTTGGGCGTGGTGCCGGTGATCCGGATGGCGAACCGGCAGCGCACGGCCGACAGGGTGGGGAAGTCGGAGATCACGCCCGAGGTCATGTCGATCACGGATGCGGCGTGCCGCAGGTTGATGGGCATGGAGGTGGCGTCGGAGTTCTACGGGGCGCCGCAGCGGTACATACTCGGCGCTTCGGAGTCTGCGTTCCAGGACGCCGAAGGCAACACCAAGTCGGCGTGGGAGACGTACATCGGCCGCGTGCTCGCGTTGGAGCGGGACGAGGACGGGCAGGTTCCGACCGTCGGCCAGTTCGCGGCGCATGATCCTCAGACCTACACGAAGATCATCGACCTGTATGCGCGGATCATGGCGACGCAGCTTGGCCTGCCGCCGCACTACCTCGGCTACACCACCGACAACCCGGCGTCGGCGGACGCCATCCGCAGCAGTGAGGCGCAGCT